AACGATGCCCCATATTCCTCACAGGCAATAGAAATGCCGATTGCATTTTTCGCAAGTGCAATCGGCGAATATCCAACCAGTCCGTCAAATCCTAAACCCGGAATGTGCAGGACTTCATCAGCATAAAGAACGATGTCGCCCTGTTCTTTCAGATTCGGATTTGCCTCATCGTAACGGCTGTAAATATATATCAGGCGGTTTTTCTCATCACGGTCAACCTTTATTTTGTCAGGCATCAAAGGGTATAGCCCTAAAACATCACCTCTGCCGTTTCGGATAATCTGTGCATAGGCATTGCCGTAAATCAGCAGATGTGACATTAAGGTTTCTCGGAAAACAAAAGAAGTCATTTCAGGATTTGGCTGGTCGTGGAGTAAAAAATAAAGCGGATGCTGTGGCACTCGCTCTTTTCCGCTATCGTTGTATTTGTACACATGAAGCGGCAGCTGTGCAATTGCTTCTGACAGAACCCGCACACAGGCATACACCGCAATATGCTGTAAGGCTGTTCTGTCGGTGACTCTTTTTCCTGCATTGCTTCTACCGAAAAAGTATGTGTATGATGGACTGTCGTAGCTGTTGGTCGGCTTATCTCTGGACTTAAAGAGCCCGCTGAAAATTCCCATGAAATCACGCTCCTTTCTTGACTTTTCGTATATGGGTGTGGTATAATATGCTTAACAATATGTAGGGCATCAGCCTTACAAATCGGAATTTGGAGAGATAAAAATGTGGGCATTATTTGCTGTTCTATCTGCGGTGTTTGCCGCACTGACTTCAATTCTCGCAAAGGTTGGAATTGAGAATGTAAATTCAAATCTTGCAACGGCGTTAAGAACGATTGTCGTTCTGGCAATGGCGTGGGGAATGGTTTTTATTACAGGAACACAAAACGGAATTATGGAAATCAGCAAAAAAAGCTGGGTTTTTTTGATACTGTCGGGACTTGCTACGGGAGCATCCTGGCTATGCTATTATAAAGCTCTTCAAATGGGGGAAGCGTCAAAAGTAGTTCCGATTGATAAACTGAGCGTAGTTATCACTTTAGTGCTTGCTTTTGTTTTCCTTCACGAACAATTTACTTCAAAGTCTGCCGTTGGAGCATTGTTAATAACGATAGGGACGTTAGTTATGGTTCTATAAATCTATAAATTCCAATTTGTAGGGGTAACTACATCTATAAAATCAACATCTCCCTTTCATCATAAACACTCACCCCAGAATCACCCAATCCACAGCGAATCGCACGGTCGAGAGCCATAATCATGGCAACTGCACCGTCAATCTTCTCTGTGGATTTTTCTTTGTCCGGCTTGATGTTTCCGGCAGGGTCACGGCGAATAAAAATGTTATCCATCATCCACCTTAAAACAGGGTGTCCATTGTGGGCAAGTGTCTGTTCCAAGGTCAGTTTCATCAGTTCTTTGGTCGGTGGTGACATATCTTTGTAGCCTTGCCCGAACTGAACCATTGTAAACCCAAGTCCCTCCAGATTCTGTGACATCTGCACAGCACCCCAACGGTCAAATGCAATTTCTTTGATATGGAATTTCTGTCCCAGTTCATCGATGAAGTTTTCGATAAAACCATAATGGACAACATTTCCCTCAGTGGTTTTCAGATATCCCTGCCGTTCCCAAATATCATATGGAACATGGTCACGTCTTACTCTGAGAGGCAATGTTTCTTCCGGCAGCCAGAAGTATGGCAAAATGTAATAATGTTCGTCTTCTTCCGTTGGCGGAAAGACAAGTACAAAAGCTGTAATATCCGTTGTGCTGGAAAGGTCAAGACCACCATAACAAATACGACCTGCAAGCATCTCTTCATCAAATGATACCTTGCATTTATCCCATTTTTCCATCGGCATCCAACGTACCGCCTGTTTTACCCATTGATTCAAACGGAGCTGTCGGAAAGCATTTTCTTCTCCGGGAGTTTCCTTTGCAGAATTACACGCAGCTACCACCTTATCCATACCGATAGTTTTATCAAGGCTTGGGTTTGCTTTTTTCCAGACCTTTGGGTCAGTCCAGTCCTCCGATTCATCCGCACCATAAATGACAGGATAAAAAGTCGGGTCATGTTTTCTGCCTTCCAGAATGTCTTTCGCCTTTTGGTGTACTTCATAGCAGATTGAATTTGTGTCTGTGCCAGCAGTGGTAATCAGGAAATATAAAGGCTGCATTCTGGCATCGCCGGAACCTTTTGTCATAACATCAAACAGCTTTCGGTTCGGTTGCGTATGCAGTTCATCGAACACCACCCCGTGGATGTTGAAACCGTGCTTGGAATAGGCTTCTGCCGAAAGCACCTGATAGAAGCTGTTGGTCGGGATGTACACGATACGCTTTTGTGAGGTCAGAATTTTCACTCGTTTGGAAAGGGCAGGGCACATTCGCACCATATCCGCTGCTACGTCAAATACAATGGCAGCCTGTTGACGGTCGGCAGCACAGCCATACACCTCCGCACGTTCTTCACCGTCACCGCAGGTGAGCAGCAGAGCAACCGCAGCGGCAAGTTCTGATTTGCCATTTTTCTTCGGAATCTCGATATAAGCCGTGTTGAATTGCCGATAGCCGTTCGGTTTCAGAATGCCGAACAAATCACGGATAATCTGTTCCTGCCAGTCCAGCAATTCAAACTTTTTTCCTGCCCATGTGCCTTTGGTATGACTAAGGCATTCAATAAAAGAGACGGCATAGTCTGCCGCCTTTTTGTTATACTTGGAATCCTCCGCCATAAAACGGGTCGGTTTGAATTTTGCCATTGTTCTCACCTCCAAACAAAAAAGACCTGCCCAAAAGCAAGTCTGCATCATTTATTTTAACACTCTCAAGGGGCTGTTTTGTAATCGAGATTCCATTCCCATTGTAACCATGTTACCATACAATTTCAAGTATAGCAAGTCATAACGAAAAAATATACTGCACAAATATATAGCTCAGATTTTGTGTACTATATTTCTTCGGTACGAGTCACAGCCCCTTGGGTTAGGGGCTGTGTGGAAAGTGCAGGGAAGTTTATCTTCCCGTCATGCACTCCCATTCAAATTCGCAGGCATTTTCGTATTCCTCATCAAAAAGGGCATCGTCATCGATGTAGTTTTCCTTGAAGTCGATTCTGTCAATGCCTTCAAAAATCGTTTCATTTTCCTCAGCATCCGCCTTTGCAAGGTCTTCTGCGTTTTTCTCAACCCATGCTGTGAACTCTTCATCGTCCATTCTGTCCTCGTTTTCAATTTCAAGGTCGTATTCGTAGTCCGCATCAAACCAAGTGATGACCGCCATTGTGATTTCTGTTCTTTCGTTCCAATCTGCTCTGTTTGCCATTGCTCTTGCCTTTGCGATTCCGTATGATACCATTGTGTTTTCCTCCGTATTTCGTGGTTTTTTGGTTGTTTTCCCTTTCGGTGATTACATATTACCGCATAGTGTGTGTAATTGCAAGCGGCTAAACTGCCAGAATATACAGCTTGAAAACCGCCCCTGTATTGTGTAGATTATGACAGCAAAAAAGCAGCCGCCACGTTTGCGTTTGTGGCGTTGCTTTTCAAATCGGAAAGGTATTCGGAATCGGTTTTACTTGACGTTACAGGCGAACGTGCGGGCTGTCAGTCCCTGATTACAATTGGCATCATACCGTTTGGCGTAGGAATGAAAAGTTCAATGCTCCAAAATCGCTGTTTGTACTTTTCCGTAAGTTCAGGAGAAAGATCTGTAAAATCTTCTGCTCCAAGACCTGCGATGAAAAATGTGCCTTTGATGATGTCGCCTGTTTCAGGAAGCATTCTGTTCCACTCCGTATCGGATTTCAGTTTTGATTCATCATCACAAACAAGGGCAATTTCATCTTCAAAAGGGTATATCGCTTGCAGATACCCGCCGACCGTTTTCTGCATGGATTCCAGATTGCCGTCAATTTCAGCTTCTCTTGGATGTTTTCTCGGTTCAACGATAAGTACTTTCATATGGTTTTCCTTTCTGAGCCGTATGCGGGGCAGTTTGTTCTGCCCCTTGGCTCTTTGGTTTTTAGTTCAGTCTGATGCGAATTGCAGGGTATTCCTTTGCATTGCCCCAGATGTCCGGTCTGATTATCGTGCAAAGTCCCTCAATGCTGCATCCCTGTGTGGCAAGTTTGTGCAAATTCTCAAGAAGTGCTGTGCTTGTTTCTGTAACTGCTATGGTTTCAACTCCCGCTTCTCTCATCGTCTTAACAAAGTCGCTCATGTCTGTTGTCCAAGGGAGCTCATTGCATTCAAATTCACTGCTGTTGTGGTTGAGATTGAATTCGTAAGTCCAGTAGGCTTCAAGTGTTCCCCGGCTCAGCTTACTTGCATCGTTCTCAGAATTTATTCTGAGGTTTTCAAAGTAGTTTTTAATCTGTTCGTTCATGGTGTTTTCCTCCAAATTTCGTGGTTTTCGGTCGGTTTTCCGTTCCGTTGTGTTGTATATTACCGCATTTCAGGAATATAGTCAACGGTATCTGCGATAATAAATGTAACAAACATAACGTCGAAATCAGAGGAGGTTATTGTGTAGAATATGACAACAGCACAAAGCCGCCCTGTCGGCTCGTGTGGGGCTTCATTGCAATGGGGAAAACTTTACGGAGGAAATCCCTGAATTGCCACACAGCCAAACGTGGCGGCTTGCATTGGATTATTCCACTGTGTTGCGATGAATGATGCTGATGATTTTTTCTGTTTCTTCCGGTGAGATTTCCAAGGCTTCAAGAGCCTCACGGATTCCGCAGTCGGGGCAAATCAGCGTTTCATTATCGGTTCTGGAAAGTGCAGGAACTCCAGTATAAACACATCCGCATTTCGGGCAGGTTCTTTCTGTTGCAGTTTCAGTTTTCATAATGGGCAGCTCCTTTCAGGCTTTTTTCGTAAGCTTCATCAAGGTACTTGAAATCAAATCCGAAAATGGTGTACCCGAATTTGCAGGTGCTGACATATGCAGAAGTTGGAATCCCAAGCCTGCGTTCCTCGTGCATGATGTACACAAAAGCGTCAATCATTTTCCCAGTTTCGGAAAGCCTGATTTTCATATTTTTCTTGTAGTAGAAGTTCGGATAGCCCTCGTAAATATCAAGGCTGTGTTCATCGGCGGCAGTCACTTCCCAGACAGCAACCGGAACAAGCGAACCTTTCTTTTTTTCAATGGTGAGGTAGGAGCCTGTTTTGCTGCCTTTGTAAAGCAGTTCATAATCTCTGATAACCGCAGTTCCAACGATTTTTGCTGTTGGGCATCTGTACTTCATCTGACGGACATTGAGGTTTGAACCGTAGGCGATATAGTATCTTTTCATCTGCATCTTCCTTTTTGTGAATTCCGCTTTGCGGTAGTCACATATTAACTCTTTCGGAGGAGAAATGCAACCCGCTAAATCTACAAAATATCTGTGCCTTTTCTTGTGTGGTATTTGTTCAGATTACACTTTGCAAAATCAGGGGCTGTGTGGGCTTTTGTGGCTTTGTTTATTCGGTTGGGAAACTATACCACAAAAGGCAACGTGGGCGGCGATGTTGCCACCTGTTGCCCTTGAGTGCGAGCCTTTTCAGGCTCTGCCATATCTGAAAGCCGCATCTCCGTCAAGGTTCTTAGTAAGAAAACTTCTCGCTGTGGAGAACTCTTCGCCAACCAGTCCCAATCGAATCAGCCATGTTCGCATTGCAAATTTCGGATTTTCCGTTTGCTGTGGTTTTGGACTTGCTGTTCGCAGTTCCTTTGCCATTTCGGAAAGTGCAAGGCAAAGCTGAATGTAGCTTTTCAATTGTCCTGCGTGAAGTCCGTTTTTCTTTTCTGCTGTAGGCTTGTCAAACTGGAAAAGTCGAAATTCGATTGTGCTTTTTGTAAAGGTTGCGTGGAAGTTCAGCATATGGTATCTGCTGTCGTTGTAATGTTGATTTCTGCCGTAATTCGCACCGTTTGCTGTGTACCATATGTCTGCAAACTGTGCCATTGTGGTGGGTTTCTTTTGGTTCAGTTCTTCAATGAATCTTGGGTTTACCGTTCTGCAATATCTGTTCATTCTGCACTGGTCAATTTTCAAAGCATCTGCAATCAGTCTTTCGTGGCTTGCCATGATGTTTGAAAGGTTTCTCAGGCTCTGTGGTGTGTGTCCGTTTGCTCCGATGTGAATGTGAACTCCTGCCCCAACTCCTGCGTGGCTGATTGCTCCGGCTTTGCGAAGCTTTCTGACCAGTTCCTGCAAGGTTTCAATGTCGCCGTAGTGAAGAATTGGTGTTACCAGTTCGCACTTTTCAGCATCGCATCCTGCAATGCTGACGTCTTTCTGGAATTTCCATTCTCTGCCCTGTGCATCCCAAGATGACCAGGTGCTGTATCCGTTTCGGCTTGCTGTGAATTCATATCTGCCTGTTCCGAAAAAGTCTGCGGCAAGCTTTGCAGCTCGTTCTCTTGTGATGTGGTTCATTTCGATTTCTACGCCGATGGTCTGGTTTTTCAGGTTTTCGATCTGTTTTTCTGTTTTTGCGTTCATGGTATTTTCCTCCGTAATTTCGGGCTTTGTCTCGGCTGTCGCCTCGGTCGGTGCTTCTGCTTCGCAGAGGTTGCCACTGGCAACCCGCACCCCTTTCGTTGTATCACATATTACCGCATTACGGAGGACATATCAAGCGGCTAAATGTACAGAAAAACAGACTGTATATCCGCCAAATGATTGTGTAATATACAGTCTTGCTTTACTTGATTTTGTATGGTAAAATACAATACAATGGAATAGGTTCTCGCTTATTTTTCGGCTTCCAAAACCTTGAAAGAATCTACTTCGGGAATGATTGCAAGAGAAGAGCCGTTCTGCCATTTCATGTGTATGGAACCCAGATCATCAATGTGAGTAACCTCACCGATTGTTCCGGAAAGAATGGGATATTTTTCATCACGCATAGAAATCAGCTGTATCTTTGTCCCAACGGGATACTGTTTTCTGAGATTTTCAAGATATGCTTTATTCGGAAACTTCATTATTTGCTACCTTTCTGAAAGCCGAACTGCCTGAAAGATTTCTAAGCAGTACCTTTCTTGTTGACTTGTACTCTACACCAATCATGCCAAGGCGAAGGAGATAACAACGCATTGTGTATTTGGGATTATCGCTGGTTTCAAGCTTATTGTTGATACGTTTCTGATTCTTTGCAAATTCGCAGAGCATGGAAATGAAAGTGCAGTAGGCATTTGCATCACCATCATTTTCAGCGGTAAACCAAGGAAAGCAAATCTTGTCTGCTTCAGCGACGATTTTAAGGTTGTCAGTTTTGAATGCAGCCTTGAAAAGTTCACCCTTATTTTCTACGATTTTTCTGAGCCTGTCGATTGTAGCATCATCAACCAGTTCCAAAGGCATCTCTACCGTCAGACCGTTTTCTTCTTCATCAAGTGGAACATCATAACCTCTGCTTGCAAGTTCACTAATCAGCATATCAATCTCTTTGCTGTCAGCAGAATCGCTGATTTCAAGATTACCCTCTTTGGTAACGGTGTAAAAGTCACCAATTTTGTATGCACAAGTCGGCATGAACTGATATTCGGCAGGAGCACCAATAATCTCGCTGACTGTTTTTGCAAGTTCTTTTCGTTTTTCTCCTATAAGCTGAAATTCAATTATCATATGTTTGACCTCCTTTTTGGTAGTACACATGATAACTCAGAATGGCACAGATAGCAAGTGTGGGATATGTAGAATTATTTCCCCTCGTTTTGTGCATAATAGGCGATTCCTGCCAGCACAAACAAAGCGTTGCTTGAAGCGATA